TATTTCATTTGACCAGCCAACCCTAACTCTAGGTGAACCGGTTCCTTCTTTCCCAACTCTAACAGATGAAACCTCTTTAATTCTGCTTGCATCATTAAGATCGTGAGCTTTGGTTGTTGCAACAACAGATGGATTAGCTAGATCAGATTTATTACCTTCAAAGTAAAAGTTACCCGTATCACCTGATAAACTATTTCTAAACAATCCTCTCTCATGATATGCAGATATCGATGAGTCTCTCATACTCCACTGCTTTGTCTTGTAATTGTAGTAGATTTCTTTTGTGATCGATGATGCGTTTAATGGAACAGCCCAAACAACTTCGTTTTCTTTTGAGTTGTTGTAACCATATATCTGGCCCAATTCACCAGTTGAAATGTTATCTCTAAAGAAAGTATTCATACCACTTTCGCGGCCAATCATCTGCACACTAGTACCATCAGTAACAAAGAAACCATCTCTTGTAACACCGTAATTTAATCGCCCTACAGATATTACAGAGTTTGGTGAAACAGCGCCAACACCATTCTCAAGAGCTGCTTGGTAGCCAAATATGTTTGGAAGACCAACATAAGAAACTAAGAACATTTGAGTTTCAGTGTACACTGCTAAATTGTTTCCAATCTGAGCAACGCAGTTAATTGCAGAATTTGCTTCACGGATCAAAAGACTGCCTGCTGTGTTAGTCGCGTCTGCTGTCCAAGTGTCTAAATCATCTGCACTACACCACGCAAAGTTTCTATCTAAGTTTACTCCGTTTCTTTCGTAGTTAAAGGCCAGCATATGAGGGCCTTGCTTGTGAAAGCATTTCACCTTTGTAAAATTAATATCTGTTTTTGTTACAATAAATTGAGCGTCAGTTCCTACTCCTGTTATTTTTTTAGCATCAAATGTTCCAGAAGTAAATGAGCTACCAACACCCCAATCAGTAACGCGAATGGTAACTGGAGCGCCACTAACTCCTATCTCTGTAACTGTAAACAGTATGCTGTTTGCGGATTGAGTACCAGTAGGATCACAAAAACCTGTATCACCTACGGCCCAATTAACTGCTGAAGTTGGAGTTACAAAAGTTACGCCAGATATATCGTCTTCAAAAAACGTATTAAAGGTTGTGCCATTTTTCTTGATGACCGGCTTAGATGAACCATACGCACCAACAACCCAACTGCCAAATGTCTCAAAGTCCCACTGGTCAGCTTCATTAATACCCTCATCCCAAACGGTTAATACATTTTCGCCACTAACATTATCAAGCCATGTTGTGGTCACAGCATTGACACCAGGGTTATCAATCCACTGAGTACCAGACGAGGTAGCAAATAAAGAGTAATTAAATCCAACTATGTCAGAACTATTTGTTTTTAAACTATAAGAATATATTTGATTCAAATCACCAAAATATGCAAACTTATCATCATTCTCGATTACAGATGTTATTCCCCTAATTGGAGTTCTTACACCTGGAGGTATTGCATCACCAATTGCAAAAACACCAGCAGAGCTTATGTCGAATTGAGTTGTCCCTCCAGCCGGAGAAGTAGGAGTTCCAAGCCACATGGGTGGGTCAAGTGGATCTGGTCTATCAAAGCCTGTTTGATTACCATTATTATCATAAGATCCAGTTATAGAATAAAAAACAAAGGCACTTTGTCCAGCAGGAACTGATCCAGAATAAACGGCAGCAACAATAGTCTGGACACCATTTATCTCATATCTATCCCTCATGTTTTGAGTCCAGGTTCCTCCGTTTGGCAAAATAGTACCAGCATTAGGAGAAGGATTTGGAACGCCAGTAATATTAATTTGGTCGCCAGCTTGAAAATTCTTTACGCCATTAAAAAATATCTTGTGTTGGATTTGAAGAACTGATGGAGGTGGTTGATATAATTGGGCAGAAAATGTTGATTCAATTTTAACAACATCGTTTATTAAATCTGCACCGCCCTCAACTTCTGTAGTGTATACAAGTTGCCGACCAGCCTTCCTCTTCATGCCAAATTCATTGTACTGGACACCATTGACCGTTTCCCAGAAAGGAATAGATCGATCAAAACGCTCAGGATAGACACCAGTTTTTATAAGTTCTGATAGGTCTATCTTAAAGCCTTTGTCTTTGTCTGTCTCAAATGGCATTAAATAATTCTTCCAAGGAATTTAACTTCATACTGATTTGTAGCAATAAATCCAAATTTAGTGTCAAATTGGCTGTTGCTTGTTTGGTAAGTTTGCGTGTAAATATTATTACCAACAGATGTATTAAGTGTCCTAACATTTAAAGAAGTTATTGGTAAATTTTTTGTTTGCGTTAGACTTGGATTATCTGAAAACTTACCAGTAACACTAAGGGTAGTAAACATATTGTCTGCGTTACCAGTAAGCTGCCCAATAGTCCTAAAAGAAACCCTTCTGCCTGTTCCGTTTAGTATCCCATTAACTTTAAAATCTACGTCTAAAACACTATCCACAAAGTTTACTGCTGGAATCCCTGAACCTGAAGTAGTTAGATTACTAGGTGGGTTTGGAAATAGGAGTCCATTTTCTGGTATATTATTGAGTGAACCAAGCTTAAAACCAATAACAGCCTCGCTTGGGTTATCTGATCCTGAGCCACACGTTAATGTTGATGGCGGGGTGGAAACCTCAGTGCCGTTAAAAAACGCAGTATCAATAACAGTCCCGTTAAAGACAATGCTATCTACAGTTGTTCCGTTAAATATAATAGGCATTATGCGTTCTGGCCGTCAGCTCTTAAATATAAAGTGCTGCCATCGAGCCTAGCTTTTAATGTGCCGCCATATTGTCCATTACTTGTTGCGTAAGTATCTCTGCGAATAGCATTAGTTTCATTTTGTGAGCCTGGGCCTGCAACCTCAAAAGGCACATTGCTACCACCAGCAGGAGCGTATACGCTGCCATCAAATGATGCTAAGTTCAAACAAACCCATTTATCTATTACTGAAGAATAGACAAAATCATAAATACCATTAGCAGCAAGATCACCAGGTTGTAATGCACCACCACTATTTGTAACAATAGTTTTATTTGCTGTTGTGTTTACGTTTAATGTCGGTACAGTGCCAGTGCTATTAGTGTGTATCTTGATTAAAACTCTAGCGCCATCAACCAATGTAAATGCAGACTCACCATTTGGAAAAGATGCAGTATACGAACTACTGCTACCGTTTGATGTTTGAAAGTCAAAAGAAGACCTAAGAAGCTTGTCAATATCTTTTGCCGCTTCTAGAAAATTAGTTCTAACTGATGATGTAGTAGCTGTACCCTGTGCAGGTAGGGTTGGATTTATATTAGATGTCATTAGACTAACGGACCTCCATTAGTGGATATACTATGGTCTGTGATGCGGGATCGACCAGCACCTCCAGTTCCTTTTCTGTTTTGATCTTCAATTCCATCATAAAACTTAGCTCTAAACATTTGCGCTCTAACATCATCCTTTAAATATGTGCAACCAAACATTAAAGCACCCATTAACAACACCTCTGGCATTGCAATAGCATCGGTTACACCTTGATAGTTTTCTAGGTTTGGGCTGTCACCAGATTGATACTGGATGGTAAATACTTCTCCGGCAGAAGGGTTTGAACCAATATATATCTTGTCATCAGTTGAGCTATAGACAGATGCAATTCCTCCGCCAGTAATATGACCCCTGTAAGATTCAAATGTTAATGGTTGAAGAACCCGTCCCTTAGAATCAGTTACAGATATAACGCTAAGGCTTTTTGAAGGGATGGTGAAATAGCCATTTGTAACATCTGCTGCTAATACTGTGTATTCTTGAACTTTATTCAAAAATGGAATTGTCAGTTTTCGCTGCATTTCTTCAGAAGCAAGATTTACAAAATCTTCAATCTGAGCAGATAGGTCAGAACGGTTTAACCAATCAGCCGTAGACGCTCTTATATCGGATAGTGTGCTTAGAGCCATTACAGCCTCGCTGTTGTGGTTTTCATGTAAGGGTAATGCGTTTCAATTAATTTAAACAGGTATTTGTAATCTACGTTATCACCAAGTAAATCAACACCGTGTTCTCTTTTAATACGCATAACATCAGTCATAGATAAATCTAAAACTTGATGGTAATTTTGTTTTGGATCGTACTTCATCCAAGAGCTAGTGGAATTTCTTTTGTTTTTGTTATCATCCATTAACTGTGTTATGTCTTGAGTAAAGGTCTGGTGCATCCCACCATCACTGGTAAAATGTGTTTCCTCTTGGACACCATTGCTAAAATCTTTTTCAACAAATGATCTCATTACTTCTTGCTTTTTTTGTAAGGTTTAGATTGTTTAGGCTTGCTTGCCTTTGATGGGCGACCTACTTTTGAACCGTATGTACCTTTACCTGATGGCATAATAAACTCCTAATAAAAATAAAGGTAAGGGGAGCGTGAACTCCCCCACCAAACTTACTTAAACACTATGTAATGTTGTAGTAAGCACCGTTAGCTTCTTCAGAACGACACTCAAGAGTGTAATAACACTCTAGAAGTTTCTGTTCAGCAGAAGTTCGAGTAGCAATATCAGTGGTATGAATCTTCTTACCACCAGCAAATGCTAGACCCCAAGTGCTAAAATCAAGAACATACAAAGTGTTGGCAGGCATATGCTTGTTAGGAACAACAGCAATTGGGCCAAACTGAGAAACGTAAACAGCTACGCGAGAGATAATGTTACCACCGCTAGTAGAGTTACCGTTTAAGTTGGTGTCAACATTGTCAGCCATGCCGCTTAAGGCGCGAAATGAAGAAACAGTGCCAGCAGTTGCCATGATCTTTGCGCTATTAATATCGCCAGAGTTATTCCAAACACCGTCAAGCAAATTATCCATTCTAGTTTGGTTAATGATGTTTGTTGGAGTGCCGCCAGAACCAATTACGGGAACAGTAGTTCCATCTGAAGCAGTGTTTAAAGAAGCGTTAGTTGCAGCATTTAATTCTTGGTTAGAAAGAATCCAAGAGCCAACAGCCGCAGAAACGCCTGGATCACCTGAAGTGCCTTGACGCTTAGTAGCAGCAGGAGTTCCGCCTGTGTTAGGAGTTAAGCCATAAGCCTGCAATGTTTGTTTTTCAACATCCATTTGTAGCTCTTTACCTTTCTTCATTAACTGATAAGCCATTTCACGACCAGGAACACCTGCACGATCCATGAATTCAGCTTTCTTAGTTACAACAACTGAAGTATCAGCGATTTGAATGAAGTTACCTTTACGAGTACGAGTTGAACCTGCAACAGCAGCTATTGGATCTCCCGCTTCAACTACTGCGTTGTCAGAGACAGAGTTTGCCAAAGTATCGGTCAGCCACTCATGAGTGTCAGCAGTTACGCGAGCTTGAGGAATTCCAGAAGTAAATGGAGTCTGGAAAGGGGTTACGTTAAAGATTACGTTACCTAAATCTTCACGAATGTTGCCTTGACCAGTAAGAACTGGTACTGAGGTTGATGTAATTGTAGCCATGATATTTTACCTATTTAAAAGAATCGAGAATTAAATCTACGGCAGCTTGTTGACTAAATGAGCCATCTGGATTAGTGGCATCCTTTAGTTTTTTGGAATTTGCCGCAGCCTGTTTTTCCGCTCGACTTGATGACACACCTTTTCGTAAAACAGTTTTTGATGCCTTTTTCTTTGCAGGAGCTTTTACTTTAGCAACCTGTTTTTGAGCTTTGTTAGCTGTAGCTGCGTCATAAAGGACTTTTAAGACCAGCGCGTCATTAATAGAGTTTAACATTTCTGTATCTCCACCAATGCTTTCAAAGTAATCACTGATAACTTCAACATTCTTAACAGCAGTTGTTTGGTTAGAAAAACTTGGCTCTAACTCCATAAGTTTTGCTGCTTGTTCAATTGAAGTTTGTTTCTCTGCTTCTTTTAGTTGCTCTTGATACTGCGCGGCAACTTGATTTTGAGCAGCAGTGATTTCTTCTTGACGCTGTTCATAAACAACTTTAGCTTCCAATGCCTTTTCATAAGCATAAGGATCTGTCTGTTTTAACTCCATAAGTTTTTGAGTTGAAAGCTCTGGCTTTTGACCTAAGATCATAGCCTGGGCAGTTTCCAGCATTTTTGCAGTCTCTTCTAGATTGCTATTACGCTGTTCTTCAAAAACCTTACGTTCTTCAGATAATGCCTGAGTCTTGCGAGTATAATCACCTTGCATCAATATGCCGTTTTCAATTTTCTTAATGTCGTCAAGACCATTTTTGTTAAGAAATTCTTTGGCAGAGACTAAATATTCGTAATCATCAGGATCAAGCTCGATTTCGCCAGAATAATCTTCCGCTAAATCACTTTCCTCAGAATCATCGTCTTCAATCTGATCAAGGGTTTCTTCAGTCTCATCTTCAGAGTATTCTTCAGATTCAACTTCAGCTACAGGTTCATTTTCAATTTCTCCTAAATCTTCTTTAGGATTGACCATGCCCATTATTGCCTCTATTCCAGCATCCTGTGTAATGGGTTCATTAGAGAGTTCCGAAGAGTTGTTCTCATTGTCTAACATTTTTGCTTCCTCAAGGGTCGGTTTCCCGTTGTCCTTTAATTAGTAATAATTTGGGGTTTCTTTTCTTGTTGCAGATCAAGGTACTGTTGAACAGTAGGACAAGCCCACAATTCTTCAACCTTACCATCGACTTCTTGCATCGTTAGCTTTGTATAAGCCACCGACCGCATCCAATTCATAATTGATTCAGACACTATGTAATATTCTTCACTTTCTTGCTCGTTTTGCGAGACTTTCTCGTTGGTTTGCATACCACTCCAAATTGTCTTTCAATGCATTAATAACTTTAACTTCTCTCCAAACAGACTCGCCAACCTCTGGTGTCTGAACAGAAGAGAATGCTTTAAATAAATTTTCTTGCATTTCCTGAAAGATAAACTTAACCGAATCATCGTTTATCAATCTATAAGCTGCATTTGCAACTTTTATTTTCTTATCTAAATCCGCATTCTCGCAATCTAAACTAATTGCCAATCTTGACGGCTCTGTCACTTCTTGCCTCCAGGTTTAACTCAGCTAACTTAAATTCGTTTTGGTCCTCATGCTCTCTTACTTTAAGCTCAAACTCTTTTTGCTTTATTTCAAGCTCGGCTTGCGCTAACTGAAGTTCGGCCTGCTTGATTTGTAGCTTGCCTTGCTCTATTTGCAATTGACCTTCTATAGCTTGCTGCTCAGGTGATGGACCTTCCTGTTGACCAGTAAATTCAGGGTCTGGCATAGTGAAATACCTACCATGAGCGCTTTTATCAAACAGCTTAACCATATCCTCTTGCAATTGTACTATTTGCTGTGGAAGTACGGTAACACCCATGCCACCATTAGATACCATAGCTTGCTGTGCTTGCATAGTCTGCTGCATATGAAATAGTTGTTCTGTCTTGTTTCCATTACCCAAACCAACAAGAACCGTTACATCTTTTCGCGCATTCCAGCTACGAGGGTCAACTTCAACAAATTTATTGTCTAAACGAAATATACTCTTATCTTCAGCATGAGCTATTTCTAACTCATAAACACCCATAAAGACTTTACGCAAAAACTCACCAAATTCACGAGCTATCAAGCGAATACGGGCCTGTCGCTTAGATAGAACCTGACTAACAGCGCCTGATGCGGTGTTTCCGTTTAATATATCTGGGCTAATAGTGTTGTCAGTAGAGCCTACATCCTGCTCTAGCATCTGATCAGCTATACCCATCATATTGTAGGTGTGAGTGCCAAAAGATGGCTGCTGAGGGAATGAGATGCCGTTTGGATGCTTAACCAGATATGGAGCGCCTGGTTTACTATTCATGACGGAATCTAGATCAACTTGACCTTCAACAACAATTGGTCGTCCATTGTTTAGGTTATATTGGTTGTCTAGCTGATTCCGCCACAACTGGCTTTTCATTTTTTGTATTGGGGCAGCAGCATCCGCTGGGCAAAGACCTGTAAGTCTGTGAGAAATCCTAATAGGAGTCCAAATAACAAAAGGTATCTCATCAACTTCTTCAATATTTAGTATTACATTGTTTACTAAGCAAACCTTTAAAAGCTCATCATAATCGTCTTGATTGCGATCACACCGCATATATACTTCATGAAGGTCATACATCTTGATAATGTCATTGCCTTCTTCACCGTAATCGTCTGTGTCAAACTGGCGAGCAATTCTTTCAGGAGAATCGTATTCGGTATAACCTGTTGACGATCCAAGGTTTTTAACTTTTTCCTTGGAAAAACCCATAGCGATTAAATCACTTGCTGACTTCATGCTTCTTTGACGAACAAACTTTGCGTCTTCAATCGTTGTTGCGTCACGATGTATGGCAAACTCTTCTGGAGGTATAACCTCAATCCTTGTTTTTCCTTTCTCTTGAGTTCTAATTAATTTTCCATCAAAAGAAATCATCTGAGTCTCTAAATCTATAGACTCTTCAAATTCAGTTATTTCAACTTCTGGGTCTGCTTGAAGTATTTGAAACGCTTGTTCTGATATGTTTTCAAAAGAATGAGTTGTTATCTCATCTTCCATAGAGCGCCATCGCTTGATAACGCCCTGACGCTGGAGAAGCCCATCGTATAGGCTGTCTAAAACATTTGAAAAGCCATCGTTTTGTCGGTAAAAGACATAGCGGATATAATCTGTTGCTTGCTGGGCTGCTTCAACATCTTCTGGCCCTTGCGGCTCAAATCTAACAGTCTCATCATCAGCAATAAACAATTCAGCAATGTCTGATTTTATGTTTTCTACTGTTTGAAAAACCTCTCTTGTAACTATCGATGAGTAGCCAGTTCTTTCATTGCCATATTCTTCACCAAGATAATAGCGCATAAGATCTGCGCGAGTCTGAGATGCATCACTATCTAGGTTGTCAGACACATTGTCTTCATAGCTCTGTATCTTTGAAAGAAGGTCTTTATTTGTAAGCATTAAATAACCCAATCATAAGTAGATTTATTTTGTTTTTCCCAAGGTCTTTTTTTCTTGTTTGCTGTGCTTCTAGATTTCTCAGCAAACCGTCTGCTCTGGTAACAGTACCTAGAAGCAGACATCAAATCATCGTCTTTATCAACAATTTTGCCTTGGTCGCCAAAGTGGTATTGGCCGTATTCTTGTTGCCAAAAATAACAACTTTTAAAAACTTTAAAAAGACCCTTTTCCATTGCTTGAGACATTGCAGTAATGCCTGCTGATATCTTTATATCGCCTTTCTTTTGCGATATATCAGGAGGATTTGTAAAATGCTCAGGCAACAAATTAACGCCTTCTTGTCTATATTGTGTAGCCATGCTGTCGCCACCGTCAAACGATCTGTTACCATCGTGAGGCCATGCAACTGGTGGCTCAGACCCTCTAGCCTTTAAAGCTATTGAGTGCATTGTAGGAGTCTGCCTTGACTCTCTGTATTCATCGTAAATGTAAAAACAACCATTGTCTGGGTTTATTGCTCCCCAAACAATAGCTGTTGGGTGATCAAACCCAAAGTCAATACCGCATATTTTGAGCCAAGTATCAGGTATTGGGAAATCATCAACAACAAGTTTGTCCAATGAGTATGGAAAAACCATACCTCTACCAAATACCGGCTGACCTTTTGTCCTCATATCCCTTTCGTTTGGGAGATACTGACTTAATATCTGCTCTTTAGCGGCCTCATCTAAGTGAGGCGCTTCATCCCACCCTGCCTGTATTAAGAACTGACCAGGCTTTCTGTCGTTCATAAACTGACTTATAACTGGTGTCATTCCACTTTCAGGAGTAAACGTCATCATGACGTACCCCCTTTTGTCCAGTGTCCGAGTAAGACACTGAGTGTATATGTTCTGTGCTGGCTGCTCATCTAGCCAAATCCAATCAAGAGAAGAACCCATGAACTTCTCTTCACCCATTTCATAAGACTTAAACGACACAACAGACTCACCAATGTGTACGCCAAAAGCGTTATGAAACTTTACTACAATACTCTCTACTGCGTTCGGTATTTGCGGTTTTCTAACAACACTATGGATAAAGTCTTTAGGTATAGCACCAGATCCCCTCATGTCTTGATTAACTGGATCACCAAGTAATTCTTTCTGTAAAATATCTCTAGTTGTAACTGTACTAGCACCAGCAGCCCAAGCATTTATAGGCTTAGTGAATCTTTTGCCTTTCCACCAATCAGGATATATCCCTGTTAGATGGCAGGCAGTAATTCTTGCACCAGTGTACGTCTTACCAACTCGGTTACCCGCCATTGCAAGACACTGATTGTTTTCAAGTGTTGCATTAGACAAAGACTCCTGCCAACCATAAGGAACCCACTCCTTTATCTGGTTAAACTTTCGTCTTTCCTCTTTCTCCTGAATTAACTTTAGGAGCTTTTGCTTTTCAGCCGTGCTTAAGTTTTTTGACATTTTGCGATGATTCAATCAGATCCGATAGTTGTTCATCTAGCTCTGCATCAGATAAATCTGATACGGTTTGTGTTACATTAAGCTCTCTTGGTTTGTCATAGCCTGTTCTGTGCAATATATCCTGTGCTGCTTTCAATCTAATCTCAGGTTTATTCTCTTTATCAATCATTATGTCTTCAATGATTTTTGTAGCTAAAGAAGCAACTTGGTTTTCGTCAATCAAGTCATCTCTTTTTTCTTTTATTACATCTTTAAACTTTTTATACATCCTGTAAGCATTACCAGGGTCTGGAGCATAACCAGCAAGAGCAAAAGCGTCAGCAATAGTCATCTTCAAAGGATCTTTGCCTTCGTGATAACCCTTAGCCATTAAATCAATAAACTTTTCTTGCTGGCTTGTTAACTTTACTTTTCTTTTTGTCTTAATCATCGTATTGGATTTCAATATCTTGAGTTGTGGCACTTTTAGTTAATTTAAAAGCCCGTGGCTGAGTTGTTTCGTTGGTTAGCAACCCAGAATCATCGCCTTGGTTAATTAAAATTCCAAGAGAGTTAAAACCAGATTCTGAGCGGCCTTGCGCTTTAACAAACTCACCAGTTAAAAGTTGCGGTCGAGAATAGAAACGCCTACTTTCTGATGGTTGTAATGTAAACTCAGATCCTACTATTTCTGATTTACTTGCTGAGATGTAAGTTACTCTAGCCATTAATCGTATTCCACCCGTGTTTCAGATTGCGTGAAAGATTTGGTTATCTTGTAGGTTTGAGTGTGTGTTGAGTTGTTAGTTAAGACACCAGAGTCTGAGTTTTGGTTAATTAAAATACCAAGACTTTCATAACCACTTTCACCAAGAACCTCTGCTGTGACAAACTCACCAAACGCAAGCTCAGGGGCAGTGTAGTAGCGTCTAGATTGGCTTGGAGCTAAAGTAAATGTAGCAGATGTTGCCTGGTCATTGCCTAATGGAATTGGTATGTTTGCCCTAGGAGTTCCTGTAGAGCTTCCACCACCCC